GCACCTGCACCTATAGCAGTGTTATATCTTCCAGTATCCTCTGTTGATAAGGCTGCTGAACCAAGAACAGTATTAGCAAAACCTGTTGTTAAAGCTTCTCCTGCTTCATAGCCTATTAATGTATTAGATTGTCCTGTACTAATAGAATTTCCTGCTTCAAAACCGACAGCAGTATTAAAAGAAGTTGTAGATGTAGTGAAGTTTTGATTGAATAAAGCACTATCCCCTATCGCAACTGATTTGTTACCTTTAGTATCTGAACTTAAAGCACTGTCTCCTATTGCTATATTATTAGTACCTTCATCTAAAGCATCACCAACCCTACTACCTAATAACACATTTTTTATTCCTGTTGTAATGTCATTACCTGCATCAAAACCTATAGCAGTATTAAAGGTCTCTGCATCAGTGCTTGGGTTCATAGTAAATAATGCACCAGATCCCACGGCAGTATTTTTAGCTCCATTAACATTTGTTTTAAGTGTTTGTGCACCAATAGCTGTGTTACTGTTCCTATCTGTTGTGGCTGCAAGTGCTTCAAAACCTAAAGCTGTGTTGTAATCACCTGTTGTTAAAGCTGTTCCTGCTTCATCACCAACAGCAACATTGTAATTACCACCAGAAGTAATAGAGTTACCTGCGTTGACACCTGCCACAAAGTTTGATGTTCCTGCTGTTGTAGTTGAAATTGGACCTTTAAGATTCAGTTGTGTTAAAGCATCTGTCACAGCTGCACCTGAACCTGCACCATCTAAATAAACCATTTTAACATGTCCAGGTTCAATAGTGACTGTAGCACCTGTTCCTTGTTTAATAATTATATTTTGAGATCCAGAAGTTGCATTTTCAATTAAATGAACTCGACTAATTGTGTTAGGACCAATAGTTATTGTACAAGTAGAATCTAATGTGCCTGTGTATTTAATATACATAGCTCTGGCTGCGTCTGCACTTCCATCTGCAATTGTTGAGCTATGGGTATCAGCATTTGTTGTTATGGCTTCAGTTCCATAACCTAAAGCATCTCCTATTAGTTCTAAGTTTGTATTGGTGACATTACCCCATGTACCAGAGTTGTCACCAGTAGCCATCTCAGATAATCTTAAATCATTTACATAGGTTATAGTCATATCAGTCTATCCTTACTATTGCATTGCTTGCAGTTGCAGCAGGGAACACTATTTTAAATGTTCCACCTGAAACTGTAAAGTCCCCACCAAAATCTAATATTGCTATCGCACCTCTAGAATTTGATGAAGCATCTCCTAATGTTTTATTATATATTAATGCACCTCTTGCTGTAAAGGATGCAGATGTCCATTCTGGATCAGCAGCATCAAATACTCCACTTGTACTATTTTCTGTTACAGCAACACTTGTCAATTGTTTGCCACCTGCTGTATAAGCACTACCAGATGCATTGGTTATTTCATTAGATGTCGTATATCCATCTGTTGACGCATCTAAACTTGCAGAGCTTGTATAAAGTGCTATTCTTATGTCATCTGTATCTAAATGATGATCACCTAATAACAAGTCTTTTTTAAACAATGTGGACATTGCTTGAGTTATAGCCATAATTAAATACCTCCATTATATTCTGCTGAATAATCTCTGCCCATTTCTTGAACAAATAATTGAACAGCTTCATCGAATTGTGTTTTATATAGTTTTAACGTCTCTGGAGCTTTAAGGAAAGCACTAGTTTCATAAAGTGCTGCTGCCAACAAAACTTCATTTGCGTTTGTATCTATCCAAGTATTTGCATTGCTGTCACTTAAACCAGTTTCAGGTGCAATAAAATCAACTTGATAAGATAAAGTAGCACTAGGTGTAGGAGCAAGAGTAATAACTGTACCTGAAGTTCCTGCATTTTTAGTGCTATACATTATCGGTGTTCCAGTTGTGCTGGAATTTGGCCAATAATCTCGTAAATAAGAATCAACTCTATGATCTAAATAAGCAACATTACTACTAGATGTAACAGAAACTTGACGAATCATTCTAGCATTTGCAACAGTATAATCAGAAGTTCCTACAGATAAAGTGCCAGTTGTGCTTTGTCTAAAACAAGGCAAATTTGGTAATCTTTGAAAAACCATAGATTCTGCCTGAAAAATAATGTCATCTATAGAAGCAGTCAGTTCTGCAGAGTCTTCTTCTAAAAAAGCTGATATTTTAGTTTTTAAAGTTGTGTAACTCATTTATTCACCCCAAGCTCCTTCATTCCATGCACCAGTACCCCACTCCCGATCTACTGTAACAGATTCTGTTCCTACACCACCAGTTCCTGCAACTCCAGTCTCTGTCAAAGAAACAACGACATTTTCTGTTCCTATACCTCCAGTTCCTGCAACTCCAGTCTCTGTAATAGATGCTAATGGAATTTCTGTTCCTACACCACCAGTTCCTGCAACTCCAGTCTCTGTAATAGATGCTAATGGAATTTCTGTTCCTACACCACCAGTTCCACCTAATCCAGTCTCTGTGATAGATGCTAATGGAATTTCTGTTCCTACACCACCAGTTCCTGCAACTCCAGTCTCTGTGATAGAAGTAAATAAAATTTCTGTTCCTACACCACCAGTTCCTGCAACTCCAGTCTCTGTAATAGATAGGTTAAGTGCTTCAACACCAACTGAACCTGCTCCACCACTAGCCGATACCCCAGTGACTTCTACAACAGGTATTTCAACACCTACACCACCAGTACCACCTAATCCAGTTTCTGTAATAGATGCTAGTGGAGTTTCTATTCCAACTGATCCAGTTCCTGCAACACCATTCTCTGTAATGGTAAGCTCAAATGTTTCTGTACCAACTGATCCAGTACCACCTAATCCAGTTTCTGTAATAGATGCTAGTGGAGTTTCTATTCCAACTGATCCAGTTCCTGCAACACCACTTAGCTGTGGAAAACTTCTTATTTCCTCTTTATCAACACGATTTGTATTACCAAAACCTGCAACACCCACAGTTTTTCTAGTTCTTGGGTCTGCAAATGGATCAAATGTATGTGCAATAAATATAGTTACATTTTCTGCATCTGAACTTGGTCTAGGTTTAAATAATGCAGTAGCATCAATAACATTTTTAGCAGGAGTTAATTGTGGATGTTTTGGCTCCCATTCATCTGGTGCAACTCTTAATCCATCCCAAGTCGTTTTTAATTGAGTATAAGGAACTCTATGACCACCTCTGTCACTCATTCCAAAAGACTTCTTACCTCTTGCATATCTAGGCATTATTCTATCACCACAGATGAAACACCAATATTACCAAAACATGGTATTCCAATGTTTTTTATTTGATTCCTTGTAGAAAATATATTATAATTATAGCCAATATTAATTGTAGCAGATTCAAGATCATTATCTGGTCTAGCTTTGTAAAGACCAGTTGTTACCTTAATATTTTTTACTGGAGTTAATTGAGGTTGTTTTATATCAAATTCTTCAGGTGCAACTCTTTGTCCTTTCCAATTTGTCAATAAATCTTTGTATGATACCTCAAAACCACTTATGTCACATATTGCTCTTGATTTTTTACCTTTAGCATATCTAGGCATACTACACTAAATTCAACGCAGTTGGTTGAACCCTCAAACTAACTCCATCATTATCAGATGATGCTGCAAAATTAAATGATCTTTCATACATTTCATTAAGAACTGAAAATTTTTCAGGTGCATATTTCATAGATAATTTGGCAGCCAATCCTGCACAAATACAATCACTCCATCTATAAGGAATATCAGTATCTTGATTAGAAGCTGTAATATCATCAAGTTGGTTTATTGCCCAATAATTTAGAGTATAGGATTTATCAGGAACATTCCAAAAATAAATAACAGGAGTATATTGTTTATCAATCATATATTGACTTGGCTTGCCTGTTGTTGTTTTATTTGGTATTTGATTATATTCTGATATCGTGACTCTAGTAATTGTTTGGTCTGTTGAACCTTCTCTTAAAACTGCATCTATAAAATCTATTGTTCCTGCTGGTAATGTATAAGAGGTTGTACCAGAAGATAAACTTAAAGTGTTCTGAGTAACTGCCCAATAATTTATACCTCTGTTAGACCACTCAGAAAACAATAAATTTAAACTTCTTCTGGCACTTTTAGCTCTGTATCCTGTTTGAATTTCAGCACCTAAACCACAACGATCATATGCTTCAGCAATAATCTCTTCTACGTTTGGTCTAAATGCTACTGTTCCAGATATTGCCATTAATACTGTTTAATCCCTCTAATTATAATTTGATATGCATCACCTGCAGCTCCTGCTCCAGTTGTCGTAAACTTAATGTCACCAGTCCCATTAGTACCAAAACTAGAACTTGTTGGTAAACCACCAAATTTGGAAAAGTCTTGATAACCTGATTGACCCTCAGTTAAATGCATTATTATTATATTAGTATCAGCAGCAGCTAATATTTCTACTGTCATTGCAGATATAACCCACCAGCATTCTACTATTCTTATTCCTGTGCAAGCTTCTCCATCAGCATTTGCTGATAAAGCAG